ACCAACCATGAGAAGATAACTAAACACATAGCAAGGTCATCATTACATCCATCTTCAGCCTCAAATGATTGCTTCTTAGATATGAATGTGGTGAGTTCACTTATGATATTATAATCACAGAAAGTCAGTTTGTCCTCCTCTATCAGTGTCTTCAGGTTTGAGCAACCTATCTTTTTAGTTGTTGTGCTCATCTTGACACCCAATTGTGTTTTTACACCAGAGAATCCTGATCCTACAATCTGACCTGCACGTCCTCTCATAGCAACCATCAATAGATTTTCATATTCAAGATCATAGAACAGTATAGATGCTACTTGATCACCAATATCATTGACCTCACATAGAATGTAAGCATCATTGTACGCTTTGCCCACATCTGAAATTACATTGGGAAAGAGCATAGGTTTGATCTCATTGTCTCTATATGTTGCCACAACCTTGTAAGGAAACTCTGTGATGTCAGCTACAATAAAGGCACTATAATCTTTTCCCACTCCTCTTGCTACGTCAACAGTAATAATATAATCTCTCTTCTTATATGGTTTTTCATACACGGATAATTTACCATTCTGCTCTACTGGTTGTTCATACACCAGTGCCTTGAGTTTTGCTGCACTAACAAGAGTATCGACTGATCCTAAAAATTCACACTCAAACTCGATTGCAAACTGTTGTTTACTTGTGTTTCTTATTGTTTGCTCTTTCCATTTCTTATCACGACCAGGCACCTCAGACCAATGCACCTCCGTAGCAACATACTCATTCTGTCCACGCTCTGCATCATGCCACATTCGATAGAAGTGATTCATACCATGTGGCGTAGATACTATTATAACCTTCGTAGATTTACCAGAAGATATAGTAGGATATACAGACGCAAAGAAGTCATCTGCCAGATGGTTCTGCACGAAAGCAAACTCATCAAGGAAGATGATGTTGAATGACATACCTCGAACTGCTGATGCAGATGTGGACGCTGCTATTATTTTTGATCCGTTCTCTAATTCTAATGAACCCTTGTTCCATGCAACAATTCCCTGTTGCATCCACCTCGGCAAGTTCTCATATGCCATCTGTAATCTTCCGAGCAAATCTCTAGCAGTCGCTGCCTTGTTTGCAAGGATACCGATGTTGACATTATCATTGAATATTGCATAGTGTAAGAGATATGATACCACAGTCGTTGACTTACCAGTCTGACGAGGCATCTTGCATATATTAAATCTATTCTTATGAAATCTCTTGAGTAATTTTTTCTGATATTTGTACATGTCAAAGGACACCAGTCCATCGTCCACGTTCACAATCTTGATATGTTTTTCAGTAAAATATACAGGGTTATCCTTGCACTTAAGAAACTCTACTATGTGCTCCTCTGTAAATTCTTGAGTTGTATTTGCCTTTTTTAGATTTGGATTACCAAGATAGATGTCACTTGATGTAGGCATTTTTATTATTGTAAGAGAGCTAAGAAATCTCTAAATGTTTTTTGTTCTTTGACTGAGAAGGATGTTTTACCATACGCCCTACTAGCTGCACCTATTACATCTGGAGACTTTCCCTTCTTCTTGTTATTTTTATTATCCTTTTTAGGTTCTTCTTTTTTTGGTTCATCTTTTGGTTTTTCTGCCTCTGGATTTTTTTTAGGATCAACCTGATCTTTACCTTTATTTGTTATATCACTACTCTGAGATTTTTGTATATCACCACCTTTTGACTTACCATACTTTGTTTTAGGAGTACTAGACTTAGCTGACATAGTTGCTTTCTTAGCATCCTTAACCTCTGTTGCCTTTACATCAATAGTAGGACCTGACTTTGGTTTTACATTCTTTGCTATCGTTGTAGTTTTCTTTACCTCACCACCCACAACTGTAGGATTGATAACTTTTGTGGAACCTTTTGCACCTTTTGCTGCACCTTTTGCTACTAATTTTCCTCCTTTAGCACCTGCCTTTGCACCTGCTTTTGCTGCAACTACAGATCCTTTTCCTATAGCTTTACCTGCAACTAACGCAGCCTTACCTATAACAGCAGGTAGAGCAGCAAGAGGTGCTGCCTCATTCATCCTAACTTTTCTTCTTTCCAGTGCTAGGTCTAGTATGTCCATAGTTACCCTGATTCCTTATTATTTAGAATTCCTTTCTTTAGCATCTTTTGTAGATCTGATGTACTTCCTACAAACAGTGCATTGTTAGTGACATTCTTAGGTCCTTTATCTTCATCTAATGCCTTCATTTTTTTCTGTAGATCAACTATCTTATCTGTGACATCACCTACATGCTTGATCAATTGACCTGCAACTTCGTATGCTCTTGGATGCTGTGAGTCTTGGCATACGTCAAGTATACCATTCACTGCTTCCTGTCCTTTCTCTACAAGATTGTATAATTGTGCACGACTATATTCATAGTCTTTTTGAGGTGCATCCTCATCAACCTTTACAACCTTTTTGTTAGGTTTGATACGTTGTTCAATTTCTGCTTTGACTTCTAATGCTTTGTCAATAGCTTCATAATTTTCCATTAGTTATTCACATCCTGTCCTTGTTGTGGACTAAATGTTTGACCATCTACATCAAAGAACGATCTAGTTTCACTGAATCCAAAATCATCACCGACTTCAATAAGATCTGCATCAACAGCATCTACCTGATTTACAATAGCACCATCAAAGTGCTCTGTAATTATAGATCCATACTGTCCACGCTTGACAACAATATTATTGCCATCAATCTCATTGATATACATTACTTCCTTATCTATCTCAATATAAGTTTTAGTAGAGAGAGATGCAGCAGAATTTACCCTGACAAGTGTCTTTGTTTTATCTACACTTGCTGTAATGGTTGTAGCAGTATCATCGTTATAATCTTTTGTTGCTGCAGGTACAACAGTATATCTTTGTGATCTAGGTGCTCTAATATTTGTTGAGTAATCAATTTGTACTTTCTTGATAACACCTTGTGCATCAGTTGGGACTTCTTGATAGAAATATGTTTTACACACAAAATCTAAATCATATTGTATGAATCTACGAGTAGAAAAATCACCTTCATACTCATCCACAAATGATACGTTTCTAAGAGTAAATGGTATATCTCTTTTCTCATCTGCACCTTCAAGCATGTTAACTGTGACTTGAAATGATGGTTGGAAGAATGGTAATATCTGTTCTATAATTTGAAGTGCATCGTCTTGTAATTTACAAGCAAAACTCAGTCTGAATCCTATGTCATATGGCACAGGAAGAAACATCTTCTTGACTTTCTTCTTATCAGTAGGTGTCTGAAAGAAAAATTTTTGAATAGGTGATGCTTTTCTTGTAGGGTCGTAAGTATATGATTGCAACTCAAAAGATAATCTAGGTAAAGAAATAGCAACGTTATCATCAAAGTTTGATTGTTGCTCAATACGTGCCAAAAATCTTTGCATAGGTCCGTAAGCAATCGGAACCTTGACAGTACTCAATGTTTTACCATCTGCAGCAAATTTTTTGATATTGATATTATTGAATAACGTACCAAATGCTATTACAGACTTTCTTATAGTCTCGTTGTAGAAAAAATTACCTAACATTATACTTCACCAAATGGGTTGATCTCCGTGAAATCTAAGATTGAACTATCAGAGAAAGTTTGTATCTCATCACCAGAGTTTACAACGTCATCATCATCATAGTTGATACTATTTAGAACGTATGCAGCACCCTTATTATTGGTAATAGTTTCTCCAACTGAGAATTGACCAGTGAGATTACGTGCAAGTAACTTACCTGTAGGATTATCCCAATTAGTAACAAATGCACTTGTGAGTGATGATTGACCGATGATCGTATCTCCATAATGATATGTACCAAATCCGATTGTAGATGCAGCACCGATTGTGATTGTAGGTGCTACTGTATATCCAAATCCAGCATTTGATATTTCAATTCTTGATACTTGTTTTGTTGTTGTATTGATAAACGCTGTACCAATTGCAGTTGTACCACCTGCAGGTGCAGCAGAGAATGTAAGTGTAGGATTCTGAGAGTATTGTGATCCAGCACTTTGTAATGTAATAGGTCCTACACTACCTGTTGTAGCGATACCTGCAGACCCTACTGCTCCCGATCCTTTATTGTCATCAGTAATAAATTCAACCGTAGGTATGCTTGTATATCCAAAACCAGGATCGGTAATTTTGATAGATGATACTGATAATGTTTTGAAATTAGATGTACCAAATGAAGTTGTAAGTGCTACTGCAGTTGCTGTTCTACCAACTCCTATAGGTCCTGCTATTTGTATTGTAGGTGCATTACTATATCCACTACCACCTGATACAACATCTATCTTATGAATACCCCCAGACGCTAATGCAGCAGTCGCTGTAGCAGTTGAACCTGCAGCAACTAATGTCATAGTTACATTATATCCAGCAGTTCTGAAGTCATCATCAACAGCATCCAATCCAGTATTGATTTCTTCTTCTCCATACTCGAATGGTTCAAGTGTTAATTGGTATGTGTAGTTTTTTCTAAGTTGATAGAAGTCAACAACATCATCTACATACTTGATTTCAAATAATATATCTCTTAGTGGAAAATATAATAGATCACCTTCTAGGGGTCTCTCAGGATCATCTGAGAGACCTGTAACACCCCGTAGTAATGGTAAAATATATTCTTTATATCTCTCCTGTGAGATCAACACCTCCATGTTGGCTGTTGATCTGACACCAAATTTTGTTAGTAAATTATATCCAGAATCAAATCCTTCGTATGACTTTATATAACCTTCTATCGGAAATGCTTTATCAAACTTTGATGTTGTGACCTCTCTCAAAATAGTTTTTGTATTGACAAAAATACGTGGCATATAGACAAACTCTATGCCATGTATTTGTATAGTCTCGTTTGCAAGATCTTGTAAAAGTCTTTGCTCTCCTTGACTACCTTGTAAAAAATAAGGATTCAGTGCCATTATCCTATAAAGTCAAGTGGTGGTAATTCGTACTCGGTTGTCATCTTATCTTCAAGTGCTTGCATTTCAGCAACACCGTCTTCATATATCTGTCTACCATTTAGTTCTACACCACCTGGCAATTTGACTCCTTGGAATTTTATAAGATTTTGACCCCACTGTTTTTTAAGTTTTGCAGTAAAGTATCTCTTCACCCACCTGTCGTTGTAAACCTTTGGATAATCATTAGGATCTAATACTCTATAACATTCTATAATAAGATAATCATCTTCTTTCACACTAGAATAATCAGTGTCAAGATATAATCTATTTTGTCTTCTATTAAATCTTATCTGCTTATCTGGATGCAATATAAAATCAATATCTTCTAGGTATCTCTTAGTCTGTGTGTAACTCAATAACTCCATAGAACTGAAGTAATATATTTCGTTCAAAAATAACTGATATGTTATGTTGAACATGTTAGATGCTATCGCACGACTATCTACTTTCCATACTTTTTCAATACCTATTACAGCATCTGGTATTTGTATAAAGTTTTGTGTTTCTTCAAATGAAAATGTAGTGGTGCCAAGACCTGTTATGTTTACACTAGAAGATGTGGTTGTAGTAAGACCAGTTGCTGCCTCTTTACGAGTTGGAGAACTGGTTGCTTGTATTGTGTCAGTAAAATCTTTTTTGATCTTATGCTTCAGATACATTTTCTCCACACCATCCATATGGCGATCTTGATATAGAATGAAAGTATCATCTAAATTATCTTCTATCTGCTCATCGGCTATGTTGATCTCCAAGACAGGATGACCCAACTGCCTCTTGCCATATTCAATTAATTCCTGTCTAGTGCTTGGCATTTCTATCTACTTTTTTGTATTTATGCGGTACGTCTGATACATACATCGACCTCATCACCTACTGTGAGACCTGTAGCATCAGTTAATGTTACGGATGGACTTCCTATACTGAAGTCAATTCCCTTGAATAATTGCAAACCATTTACATAGACTTGCATATTAGATGTGGATATGTCTGTTGAAGTTGGTGTGAAGTTTGTTTGTTGGTCAGTTGCAGTAAATTTATCTTCAGCGTTATCACATACAATTTCTACCTCTGCTCCCTCTGCACAAGGAGTTACAAGAGTTACGGGAGCAGCAACACCATAGTCATCACCGTTTCTTAGTTTAGTTCCATTGACAAATACTCTGAAGTTTTTCTGGGCTGATAGACTTCCTGAGAGGGGAAATAGCACCTGACCCTGTGTTGCTGTAAAATATTCCTCATCAATTGTATGTCCAAAATAAACGACTGATACAACCTCATCACCAACATTCAAACCATCCTCCATGGTTATGGTGCTATTACTTGATGTTGTAAAGTCTTTTGTTGAACTAGCACCTTGAGGTCTGAATTTCAAACCATTGACAAATACTTGACAACTATATGTGCTTGTCCCGTCATTATGTGGGTGTGGTGTGCTGAAGACTGTTTGTCCTTGTGTTGCTGTTTGAATACCTGCAGAGATTGTTGTAGCAGCACCTGTAGCACCACCTCCACCGCCTGATAGAGTCTTGAATGAGAGGGCACCATTTCCATCCGTGACAAGAGCTTGGTCTTCATCCCCGTCAGATGTGGGGAATCTGAATCCAGATATAGTTGATATGCCAGTTGAATATATGTTTGCATGTATAGCGTTGTTAGAGAATGTAGCGATACCAACTGATTTTAGATTATCAACCTCAGTGTGACCGTCTACATCAAGACCTGCTGCGAATGTCGCATCTTCACTAACAGTTAGAGCATCTAATGTGGACGTGCCATCTACATCTAAGTTTCCGTTAAAGTCAGCGTTACCTGCTAGTGTCAATGTAGATGCCATATCAACAGCACCATCTATATCAACAACATCTAAGTTCGCAGTACCATCAACATCAATACTTCCACTTACATCTGCTGATCCTATTATTTCAATCCCGTCGCTAGAAGTTTGTAATTTTTTGACGTGATTATAATAAAATTTATTTGCCCCATGATCAATAAATTTTGCTAATACATGCAATCCATCTCCAGCTCTTAGATATACATCATTACCATCAAGGTTTAATTGTTCATTTGTTGCAGCAATTCTAAGTTGATTATTACCTACATCCTTAACATATGAATTTGTTCCATTATGTCCAATAACCAGATCTCCCCCAGTCCCAAATACTGCCTGTGCGTCATCTGCAAACTCAAGGGCACTATCCGATTTATCCCATAATAAATTATAATCTGCACCAGTAAACGTTACATCACCATTTGTAACTAAACTCGTACAAGTAACAACACCTGAAAAATTTGCACCTGCTCCTGTAATACCTGCATTGTGAACAAATGTATTACCTACGTTATATCCAGTTGAGTGAACGAATACTCCATTACCACCTAT